TGTGTCAGGCAAATTGTCGAGATTGTTCCGTTCGCCTGAGTTGAATCGAATGTCCACACATTTTTATAACCGTTCGTTACCTCGCCGCTGGATGCACTGTTAGGATTTCCTCGCCTTTTATCATCTTCGGCGGATGCATATGTTGTCTGTCCTGCGTGAGCCACGAGCAGATTATCTGCATCCGAAGGAACAAGCCAGTTGCTCTCTTTCGCATCTATGGAAGACTCAAAACCGAGGACTCCCCCGAAAACCGTCGAATATAGCGGAGTGAGTTCGGTGTAGTTCATCTCACCTCCGAGATTACTCTCGAATATCCGCTTAACTGCGTCCGTCACCATGTTGTCACCCTCAGCGCGAGCGACCACCTCGCCGCTGTCAATGTCGCGGAGTGTGATAGACACATGTCCTTTTATATTCGGCAATCTGCCGCTGCCGATGTGTTGTTGTTTGAGTTTGTCGTGCATAGTAGTCTCCTTTACAAGTAGCGAAATTTGAAAAGATTTAATGTAAAAGCCTTATATGCTGTCCCGCTCCCATTTGCACCGATGATTAAAGGATTTGCGTTGTCATTAACGAACTCGCCAAAATCATACGTATATGAGTCAGCGTGGTCTTTGTTCTGTATAGTAACTGCGTTGCCGCGCTTAATGAGCCGTATATACCGTGTTTGTTTTGACGCGTCTGAATTCTGTTCATCGTTCCACAAGTCGATATCAGCATTAGCAGGGTTAGCGTTAAGATAAAGTCGAATAACAGCACTTCTTGTATTGTTGTAAATTCTCGGAATAAATACGATTCTATTATTCGTTTCCAGCCCCATACCAAACACGGCGAGGCCGACACCATAGAAGTCATTAAATCCGCTCGCGCTACATAATATCTCCCAGTCCCTTTGATGCCAGTCTGTAATTTCGGTAGTAATGATGTCAGTGCCATCTCCCGCGAATGTTATATCTGCAAGACTGTAGTCCCACTCGCCTGATGAAAAAGGTGTCGGAAATGAGCCGTCTGTCATTATATAGCACTTGTACGCAGTATGACTTTCGAGTGACATATATTCCGACAATGTTCCAAGCCAAATACTAGAGCCCCCGTCAGGCGCATATATGCTCGTTGCCGTGCCGTCGACGCTTATCTGTGCGACCTCTGTGCCCTCTGTGAGCACCTGTGTGACCTCGACCTCACTACCGCCGCCCGACGGTGCGAGTATGTCGGTGGTAGTGTCGTCGATAGTGATTGCGCCAATTTTAGTACCCTCTGTGAGTGTTTGCTCGTAGGACACGGACTGCCCCGCGCTGTCCTTGATGCTGTTGATAGCACCGACGATTGTTTTGTCTGTTGTCTCAAGGCTCGAATATTCGAGGCCGTCGACTACTTTTTGCGCGACGGTGGATAGTGTTGCCTTCTTGGAGATATATCCGCTTTCCTGTGTCGAGTCTTCCTGCGACAGCAGAGCAAGGTCGTTTGCCGCCAGTTCGTTGGCGGTTTCCAATTCTGACAGTCTTGTTTCAGCCATTATTCAATTCCTCCTTCAGTGATTATTAAGTTACCGTCTTCTGTTATGAAGTTGTTGCCGTCCTCTGTGTCTATCTGTTGCTTGAGTCTTTCGAGTATCACGACACATTCGTCAGACAGAGTGGGAATTGGCAGATATGCAATGTTCTGAACGGGTATCTTATCTTCTACGGATGTGACTATAGGATTGTAAAGTGTCACGGTTGCCGAATCACCCGTAACCGTCTGGGTAAGACCTGCAATCTCATACTTCGGAACAATATCGTCGAGAACAATATATCCATCCCAATCGATATCAGATATGCCTGAACCGGAGATGCCGCCGTTGAAATCCAGCGCATTTACCAAGCCTGATGAATCTTCGGACATGATGTAGACCTTGAGGGAGTTAATTACATTTAACTTTCCGTGTACCGGAATAAACAATGTAAGTGTGTGAATGCCTTCCGGTACTTGGCAGATGTGGATGAAGTAGTAGTCCACTCCGTTGATTTGGTACTTAATCTTCACACTCCCCGCGGCATCCATATTTAACTTAACGACACCGTTGAATGTGGATATCTGTGAGGTTAAACAGACAAAACTGCACTGACCCAAAATCTTCCACTCGTCGCTGAAACCAACTTCTGTTGTGTTGGTCACCAGATGCAAGCCGCTTTCTATAGTCTGTTGTGTTTTGTTATGTTTTCGACCTTCTTGTCGAGAACACTTTTCGCCTCGCCAAGGTACGGGTTCTTACCGGAAGACACAATCTTGTGCCTTGCTCTCCATGTCCAGGTGAACTTCTGCAGCGGGATGAGTGTTGATTTTTTCGCGGCATAGCCCGTTGCCTCAATGAGATCGCCCATGTCGAGAGCAGGGTCTCCATACCACTCTATATCGGAGGGTGTGTATGTGACCGCCGACACAACATTCAGGATGTTGGTAAGAACCGCAGTTGTTGTTTCGTCTGTTCCGAGCTGAAGAAAGTCGTTGTCGCCAAGGTCAAGGTTCTGGTTCTTAGCCGTACCCACCGAGATAACCGTGTCGCCCTTGTCGCATGTGACAGACGAGTAGATTACCTCGTAGTCTGAGATTGTGTCCTTGAATCTGTAATCGTCTGTTATGGTTCTTGTTGTTTCGGTGCTGAACTGACCAATACAGAGTTTCCCGTTGCGATCCATGTAAGCGAATCCACACAGACACGCCGCCAAGTCTCCCACCACATCTCTCCAGGTCTGAGATTTGTGGTTGCTTTCCGAGATACCGAATGTGGTGCTTCCGTTCGGAAGTGCAGCTATCTCATCGGAGGTCTGCCCGAGAGTTAAGCCTGAATAAGTCTTTGCCTGACTAAGTATCTCGTATGGAGTTCCGGATACGGTCGTTCCGTCGTAGTCGATATCAAGAGCGTCTATGTGGTCAACCGCAGTTATCTGCAGGACGTCATTGGAAGTTCTTATGCATTCGGTTACATAGTAGACACCCAGTGGAACGTCTTCCCATGTATCCGCATCCTCATCGAGACACAGGCCGAATGCGAGAGTTATCTCTGCGCCGTAGATTGTATATCTGTTGATATCCGAGTACAGGCTCACTTTAAGTTGGCCCTGATATGCCTGACCCAAGACAAGCTCGTCGTTACCGGAACACTGATTGGTTATAACCGGATTCTTGGCAATACTGTCGTTGGTTATTTCAACCTCTGTACCATCGTCAAGTGTCAGTGTCCCGGTTATCCGTGTAATCCTGCCGTTATCTTTAATCTTGGAGAGATATTCATCTGAAACTGAATACATATACCCTCCTTGTTAATACTCTGTAAACGTTACCGAAAACGACCACCTCGGAGAGCCACCCGGAGAAGAGGTCATCTCTGCCGAAGACCCTGCGAAGTATCCTGTTGCCTCTACGGTCTTGCCGTACCAGAACTTAATGGTTACCTTCTCCGGTTCTATGTGCTCAACCAAGGTCTTGAGTTCGTCATCGGTCAGCTGCTCGAAGCCGTAGTCAACCTGATAGACGCCCTGCCTGATGCGCTCTCTCTTCATATATCCTGTACCCTGAGCACGAGTGGTGTTCTCGGAGTCAAGGTCGTTCTGTGCAACCGAAATAGATGTCGGACACGGCATCTCGTCGCCGTCTATAGCCAAATAGACTATGCTCATAATCTCCCTCCTGACCTGCGATTAGCATTCTTTTCGTAAGACTTCACTGTCTCGTATATGGTCTGTCCGTCGAGTTCGAGAGTGATGTTGCAATTGCCGCCTGCTATGCTCGCACCGGAAGAGGCCGCTCCGTTCAGATAGGGCAGTATCTGCAGGATGCCCTGCGCAACCGCCTCGGCTATCTTGGATTCGGGAGCGACAATCTCGCCCTCTGTCTTGTTATCACCGATGATGGCAAGTTGCGGAGTGTTGGCTTGAACATATCCACCCTGAGCAAGTCTGGGGACAGACACATGATTAAGCGTTCCAAACGGGGACCAGGACTTACCCACGATCTCGGCGCAGTCGTTGATGAAACTGTTCATCTTGCCGATGACACCATTCAAGCCGTCAATGATTGAGTTAATCATGCTCTCAACATGGCTGAGCAGTCCATTGAACGTGCTCTTTACCGCAGATTTAAGGTCTTCGAACAGGTCTGCTATCGGCCCGGTAACGTGCTCCTCAAACCAACCCGATGCGGCTTCCCACACTCCGCAGATGTCGTCCCAAAGGCCCGAGAAGAACTCCGATATATCATCCTTCGCGTTGCTGAAGAAGGTAACAACCGGCTGAATAACGTTCTCGTCAAACCAAGTGCTTACCGATGTCCATATACCTTTGATGTCTTCCCAGAGTGTCGAGAAGAAGCCCGACACAGCCTCCCAGACACCACGGAATAACTCTGTCACGGGCTGTATAACATTGAGGTCAAACCATTCCGACACCGTTGTCCAAATGGCCACGATATCGTCCCAAAGACTGCTAAAGAATCCTGACACGGCTTCCCAAACCCCTCTGAAGAATTCCGTTACAGGTTGGATAACGTTCTCATCGAACCATGTCGATACAACTATCCAGATTGCCTGGATAACAATCCACAGCCCCTCGAAGATGTGAGAGATTGTCTCGAATATCGGAGTAAAGAACTCCACAAGCGGAGTAATCACGTTGTCATTGAACCATGTGCTGACTGTGCTCCATACAGAACAGATGCCGTCCCACAAAGCGGAGAAAGAGCCTGAGATTTCCGAGCCGCACCACGAAAAGAACCCGACAACCGCAGACAAGACAGACTTAAACGTGTTGCCTATCCCGGTTATCTTCTCCTTGAACGAGAGGAACCTCTCTCCTGCGGCCTCGGGACCTCCGGTCAGAGCAATAAAGAAATCAGAAATAGCATTGCTTGCGTTCTTGATTACGTCCCAAATATCCTTGAAGAAACCACCGACACCGTCAAGGGCTGTCTTCAGGCCTTCGAACATCTGAGTGGGGTCTCCCTTGAGCAGACCAAAGAACGCAGATGTTAAGCCGCTGGTGACTTTAACCACAGACTTTACTGCGGCAAAAACAATCTTAAACGCCGATATCAGTGTTTGAAGATGCTTCCCTATACCTAACGCTATCAATTTCCCGATGAAATCAAATACAGGCTTCAACGCCTCATACGCATCATTAAGATAGTCCACGATGTCAGCAAGAATATCCACTGCGTCCTGTCCTATGGAACTGAACACATCCGCAAGCCACGAACTGTCGATGTTCTGATTAAGAACGTCAAACACTTCTCTTAACGGTTCCAGGAAACCGTCTACGAACTCCCCGACATTAATAAAGAACTGAGAGAACACCGACTCGTTATCGGCAAGACCCAACGCGACACCCTCCGACAGCCCTGTATCGATTGCTGTGGAGACTTCCGTTGACATAGCGGAGACATCGAACATGATGCCCATTGCATCCGCGCCGACATCTTCATACACGCCTGAGTCAACGACATCCTCAACGATATCGGACACTGAAGAGCACATCAGAGATGTTGCCTCTGCCTTTCTTGTGGAGAGGTCAAACATGTTCACCAAATGCGTCTGTATAGGCTCGCTCTCTGTCTCAAGGAACTGGGACACGGCACCCGTTGCGGTCTTGGCCGCGCCCGTTGCTATTGTTCCAACCAAGCCTGCCGCCGCACCTGCCGCATGAGACCATGCCAAAGTACATTCCTGAGCCGCACTCTGTACTTCCGGGTCTGTGAATATATCAACAAGAGACTGTCTTACGGAGTCACAATCGCTCTGGATGTCATCCACCCACTTCGCCCCAACAAATGTTGACTCGAAGCCGTTGACGAACTCGTCTGCCACAGGCTTGAAGGACTCCTTGAGCCTCTCAAGCGCAGACATGGCCTTATCCCCCGCTGACTCTGCCTGAGATGCCGCCGCATCAGCCGCAACAGCCGTAGCAAGAGCAGAAGACGCTCCGCCACCGCCACCGCCTGAAGACGCATTTGAGGACAGGACGTTAATCTTATCGAACCCTGCGAGGGCGCCCGCCACCTTCTTGGCAGCCGAACCCGCAGAAGACAGTCCGGATGTAAGGTCATTGGCAGAGTCGGACGCAGAAGCCAGATCGGATGCAATCGCTCCGGTACCGCTACTGCCGCTTTCGTTCTCCACGCCCATTATCATGGCGGTAAGAGACCCGAAGCCTGCCGCTACCTCGTTTATCTTGGTAAGCACGGCATTCATCATCTGGATTACCGGAGTGAACAGGTTGATGAGGCCTTGACCTATGGATGCCTTCAGAGAGTCGAACTGCAAAGAGAGTATCTTGACCTGGTTAGCCCAGGACCCGGATGTCCTCTGGAAGTCTCCCGAAGCGTCGCTCAGCTTGTCCGTAACGAATGCAAGCCTGAGAGCAACCTTCTCCTGCTCAGACATGGAAGATGTGGTCTTGCCGAAGCCGTTGGAAAGAGCATACTCATCAAGTGCGGTCTGCGTCATAACGACACCCAAGTCCTTCAGGGACTCCGTCTCGCCTGTGAAGATAGACTTCATCTTGGTGTATGCCGTGTCTGCATCGAGATTGTAGAAGGACGCAACATCTCCCGCGAGTTCCGTGACCGCCTCGGACATCTCCACGGCCTCCGATGTGGAATAGCCGAAGGACTTG